CAGCAGCCGCAGGTGGTGCAGTGGGTGATTTAGACGAACCTGAACTAGGCCGTGAGCGTCGTGACATGAGTGAAAGCCAGAGAAGAAAAATGGATGAGATGTTTGCCTTTGACACTAAAGGTAAGGATCGTGGTCCACGTGACACAGGCACTGATGAATTAGCTCGTCGTGCCAAGTTGGGCAAAAATCCAATTACACGTCATGCTCCGGACTACAAAGCAAAAGACAAGTATGGCGACAGATATAACGTTGCTGGACCAAAAGGCAAACTACCCGAAGGCGACATGGAAGAAGGCAGAGTTGATGATGTATCAAAATCAGTCAAGAGCATTTACTATCCCGACAAAGCACAATCACCAATTAAAAAGTCTCGCTTTGCCTACGATGCTCAGGGTGAAACAAATTTTAAGAAATATCCAGATCAAACATCACGTCCTGCAGGTATGAATCCAGATCCTTTATCACGTTATAACTTTGATGACATGGAGCACGACGCCGACATGGAAGAAGGTGCAGGAGTCATGCACTTCAAAGCACAACAAGCCAAAGCAGACGGCAAAGACAGCTTCAAATTAGGCAACAAAGAATTCCCAGTAAAGTAAAATAATGCGTATTAAAGAAATCATCCTCGAAGATTTTGACATGTTCGGGGGCAGTGACATCGAAGACGAAGCTCACTCTAGAGGTGACGATGCTTTGATGACTGCCCTAGAATTGCTTCGTAATGAAGCCAGTGAAAGTGATGCAGTTACTCCGCGTGTGGCAGTGGACACAGTTATTCAACGTGTGCAGGCCATTCCTGGCAATGAAGCATTTAACTATAGCCTATTAGATCGGGCCATTACTGATAACTCTGCCATTAAAGAAATGGTTAGAGGCAAACCTGAAGCAGATGAGAAAACCGGCAAGATGTATCTTTATCTTAAGCCAGCAGAGGATATGCCAGATGAACCCACGGTTGATGATGGCGAGGGCAATCAAGTGCCTGCTGATGTTGCAGACGCTACCAAAACTGTTGGCGGTATGGCCAAACGGGCTCTTGCTAAACGCAGTTAATTCTGCTATACTGCTACACCAAGGAGGTTTCTATGAAACTACGCCAACTAAGACAAAAACTGTACCAAGCTATTTTCAATCACGACAGTGCCAAAGAAAAGAAAGTTTGGTTCAAGATTCTTCGTAAAAGTACCAAACACAAACACACAGAAGATGTACAATAATTTTGTAATAGACTAAATAGTAGAACACAACGAAAGTTCTATTATGTTAGAAAAAATTTGCAAAAATTGTAACAATACATTTAGTTTGCCCAGAGCCGGAAAAAAAGAACAAGCAAGACTCTTTTGTGGTCCTATTTGTTCAAGACGATGGACCGCAAATAATCGTTCAGACGCCTGGAAACAAAAGGCTAGTCTTGCCAAACAAGGAGAGAATAATCCAATGTTTGGTGTAAGTCAAACCAACCCTAATAGCCTTGCTAATTTAAATAGAAATGGATCAGCAGGCAAACAACAATCCATTGAATCAAATATTAAAAGATCAGAGTCCTTAAAAGGCATAACAAGATCAAAAGAAACAATTAATAAAATAAAGCAAACAAAAATAGATAAAGGAATTATCTGGAAACCAGATGATCCTGAATATTCAGAATTTAAGAAATATCGCAGAAAAGTATACTATTGGACTTCTAAGAATAATTTAAATGTATTAGAAAACTCTGATAAAAGAGGTAGGGGTAGATATCATTTAGACCATAAGTACAGTATAGCAGAGGGTTTTAGGAATAAAGTCTCTCCTAAAATTATTGGTAGTATTGACAATTTAGAATTTTTGCATTATACTACTAATATTAAAAAAGGAACCTCGTGTTCCATAACATTGGAGAAGTTATATGGCCTACAGCCAAGCCGTAGTTGACCACTATGAAAATCCACGCAATGTGGGCAAATTTGATATCGACGACTCCATCGGCACAGGTATGGTGGGAGCACCAGCGTGTGGCGATGTTATGAAACTTCAAATCAAAGTAGAGAATGGAGTAATAACAGATGCCAGATTTAAAACGTACGGTTGTGGGTCAGCCATCGCAAGTTCAAGCCTCGTTACAGAATGGGTCAAAGGTCGGACACTTGAGGAAGCAGGATCCATACGAAATAGCCAAATTGCTGAAGAGCTTGCTCTCCCCCCAGTCAAAATCCATTGCAGCATTCTTGCCGAAGACGCCATCAAAGCCGCGGTAGCAGACTATCGCAAGAAGCATGATCACCTTCACTGATACAGCTCGAAACAAAATACAAAAATTAGTCACAGCCAAAGGGTACGCTGGTATTCGTCTGGGAGTAAAAACCACTGGTTGCTCAGGACTGGCTTATGTGTTAGAATATGTTAAAGAATACACCGCAGAGCAGTATGTCACCAACTACGCACAACCTAACTTTGTTGTGTTGGTAAATCACAAAGATGATGTATATCTTAAAAACATGACAGTGGATTATGTGCGACAAGGCCTCAACGAAGGCTTTGAATTCAGCAACCCCAATGAACGTGATCGATGTGGATGCGGAGAAAGTTTTAGAGTTTAGATGCAAATTATCAAAGATACAAATGGCTTTCCCTATGCATGGAAAGCTGGCCGTGTTGAAAAATTAATTGTCAGTATTTTAGAATCAAAAGCTCAAGAACAGCTTGATGTTGATCGTGTAATGATCATCAATCCCACTTGGCTACACGAAACTGATGTTGGCAGAAACATAAAAGAAGTCAATCCCAATTTTATCATTTGTCACAACTTTGTAGATCCTGCAGTTCCTAAAATATTTGAAGCTGTGCAACAATCAGGGGTGCCTTACATAATACTGGGAAATTCACATCAATATCGTTTGGATTTTTGGGCCATGGTATGTGATTTATATTTCCAAAACTACGAACACAGAGATTTGGCTTTACTGCCAGATGCCCGTAAATTTATTTGTCTAAATCGTAAACCACATCCGCATAGACTTACGTTAGTAGAGCATTTGTTACCCTATCAGCATCAGGGATTTCTCAGTTTAGGATTGCCAAGTGATCCCATTGTGTTAGATGAAAAATTTTCAGAAGAGCAAGGCATCAAAGATGAATATGAAGATTTGGGCGTGGCTGAAACTTTTGTGAGTAGACATATAAGAAATGATATATTCAGTATTGGCGGACTTGAAATATGGAATCGCAGTTTGTTTTGCCTAGTAACTGAAACAGAGTTTTCCAATGCCAATCCCAAAGACTTTTTCATCAGCGAAAAAACATTCAAACCCATTATAGGCATGCGTCCATTTTTTGTCTACGGACAGGCACCACTACGACAATATCTTAAAGATTCTGGGTTTGATATATTTGATGATGTATTTGACTACAGTCAAGTTGATGAAGCATCAGGAGATGTTGCCAAACAACAACAGTATGCTCACGTGGCCATAACAGCCATCGACATGGTCAATAATCCGGCACAATATTATCAACGTTACTTTGATAGATGTCAAGCAAACAAAAATCGATTTCGTAGTTACGTATACGAACAATGGCATAGACTAAACAAATTGGATCTACATGAGTTTATTCTTTAAAGTACCTGATTGGTCCATGATCAACAATCCCTATTCTTATGTGCATAGAGACAACAATGCCCTGTTGATCACAGTGGGTGACAGTTGGACTTATGGAGATAGTCTGGGCAACACCAAAGTGCGTGATGGGGTTGATGATGTTGATTATCGACTGGCTCATATCTACGGCAACATCATGTCAGAGGACATGAATACAGCTTGGATCAATTTGGCATTGCCCGGTGGATCCAATTCGCTGTTGATATCATGGCTAGAATATCTATTGGAAAAATTACAAAATAGATCACCAATTATTTGTGTGTTTACGCTAACTGAATCAGGTCGACATGAAGATGTACAGGCGATGGACTATGGGCTGATTACACAACATCGTGTGTTGGAAAAAATATTGGAAAACAATTATGCCAAAATACAAACATTGGCTTTGCGTTACCCTAATATCAAATTTATCATGGCTCATAATTTTACTGATAGTTTGCCCAATGCACCCACAGTGGAAAAATCTTGGCTGGAAGTGATGTTGGATAAGCCTATACAAAACAACACACACATTGTCATAAGTGAGCACATAGCACAAATGAATTATGATACACGTTTTCCCGATGTGCTTGATGTTATAGATAAAGCCAATGCAAGGATGGATCTACTGGACAGTTGTGATCATTGTTTCAAAGAAGACAGTCGCCATCCCAATGAAACTGGGCATAGAATGTGGGCCAATTATTTGTTGGAACAAATATGATAGAACAAGCAGTCACAATATCCGACGATGAGATAACTATACGTACACAGTTTTTTGTACATAAAGATTATTCATTTTCTCATCGTGAAGTGTTGTTGGATATTTTCAGTAATCACTATAGAGGACAAACAATTTTGGTGTCTGCTCTAGATGGAGAAAATTTAAACATCAGTGGATTTATAAACTTTATCAAATATCTATGTAACACCTTTGACATTGCTCATGACTGTGTCACAGTGGAAACACACGATTCAAAATTTGAAGATTTCAAAATCAATCACTTGTTATTGGGCATTTTTAACAGTGTCAACAGATACATACCCAATGAATTTGACAAAAACATTGACCATGCAAAATTTGTTGGCACGTTGTTGGGAAGATCAAATCCCACACGTATTCGTTTGGCCTATGAACTTGATCAACAATTTGCCAATGATAATTTTACTGTGTTCCAACCCAATCTCAATCAAGTAATTCGAGAATATGGAGCCTTTACTGAAATTTACAGCAAAGAGTTTGCTTGGTTATCTGCCAAACAATTTGACCAAGACTTGGTCAGTACACACTATTCGGGAATGATTGATTGGCCACAATCTTGTACAGCCTACGGACAAGTATGGAATCAATTCCAAATTGAAATTGTATCCGAAACGGATGCTGTCAGTGATTTTTGGTTTACAGAAAAGACAGCTAGATGTTTGGCCACTGGTAAACCCTTTGTGTTGGTGGCAGGACAAGGCAGTTTGTCTAATCTACAGAAAATGGGATTTAAAACATATGGGGATGTAATAGACGAATCATATGATAGGGCCGTGACCCCAACACAAAGAATTGTACAAATCTTGGCAAGTTTACGTGAACTATACCACAGTGAAGATAAATCTAATAAAATTCAGCAGATGTATCAACAGGCACAATACAACATAGAATTTTATAAACAATACATCAAAGCGAGGAATTATTAATGATAGTAAAAAAATACGACTACACACCTTGTGATAGAGAAACCATTGACGGCAAACGACATTACTGCCTACCCGACGGCAGCAAAGTGCCCAGCGTCACAACCATATTGGATCGAACCAAACCCGCAGAAGCACGTGAAGCTCTGGCCAAGTGGCGTCGAGCAGTTGGGGAAGAACGTGCTCAACAGATCACAACAGAGGCCGCAAATCGTGGCACACGTATGCACAGTTATCTTGAAAGTTATGTGCTATTAGACGACATGAAGCCTTTGCCCACAAACCCCTATGCTCATCCCAGTTGGTTCATGGCCGCAGAAGTCATACTCAAAGGTCTGAGCAATGTGGATGAATTTTGGGGAGTAGAAGTACCCTTGTATTACAGCGGCCTCTATGCCGGCACCACAGACTGTGTGGGAGTATGGAAAGGCCGTCCGGCCATCATGGACTTTAAACAAAGCAACAAAGTTAAAAAACGAGAATACATTGGTGACTATTTCTTACAATTATGTGCCTATGCCCAAGCCCATAATCATATGCACGGAACAGACATCAATCAAGGTGTGATTTTGATGGCTGTACAGCCCAAATTGCAGTCAGATAACACATATTCCACACCGGAATACCTAGAATTCGTTATTGAAGGGGATGAATTTGCACATTGGTCCGACGAATGGAACAAACGAGTAGAACTCTATTATGTAACCAACTAAATACTGTATTAATATCGGGATACAGTAAATGGCTATTCTTCAAATCAGTAGAATTCAAGTCCGCAGAGGATTACAACAAGATTTACCACAGTTGGCATCAGCTGAACTTGGGTGGAGTTTGGACGAGCGTAGATTATTCATTGGTAATGGCACCATTGCTGAAGGTGCACCAACTGAAGGTTTAACGGAAATATTAACTGAATACAGTGACTTTCTGAGTTTTGGATTCACTTATAAATTCAAAGGTGCTGCATCTGGCTATACCAGCCAAACAGGCCCATCAATATTGTCCCCAGTCACAAGAGCATTGCAGACAATTTTAGATGAAACTGTCACAGTTACAGATTTTGGTGCAAAGGGCGATGGTGCAACTGATGACACTGCAGCCATTAATCGTGCCATACAACAAATATATGTCAGCACACTGTCCACCACCAGATCTATTAGACGTTTAATTAAATTTCCAGCAGGAAACTATCTAGTAACTGGCACAATATTAATTCCTCCCTATTGTACTCTAATAGGAGATGGCAAAAACAACACACGAATAACCAGCACAACATCAACAGTGTTTACAACTGCTGACAGTTTGTATCAATCGGGCATTGGATCAATTGGTACAAACTCGGCAACATTGCCCACCAGCATTGCCATTGGCAACATGGGCGTTAGTGTCACAGGCGGCACCAATTCAGTGGCAATAATTGACAGTGCCAGTGATGTGCTGTTCAAGTCGGTGTATTTCTCATCTGCCAGCGGTGCAACTAGAGCAGTTACCATCACCAACTCTTATGCCACAGCACAAAATATTACATTTGAAAACTGTACATTTAATGGAGCAGCCACTGGCTTGGGTGCAACTGGTTCCAGTGTAAATGTCAAAGTCAAAGACAGTATCTTTACCAACAACTCAACAGCAGGCATTGCGGTTGGATCGTATTTGTCTGGCTTGGTCAGTGAAAACAACTATTTTGATACCACCGTTGCCACTGCAATCACTGGACTAACTGGCAACAATTACAGTTTTGGTGACACTTACACTTCTGGTGACAATGCAGGCGTATACAGCGGATCTGCCAAAATAGGTACAGGACGCAGTGTGTCTTTGACCACTGGATCCACCACAATCACATCATTGGCTACAGGATCGGGATCAATAAGTTATCAAATCAATGACAGCTCAAACAATTATAGATATGGCACATTAAAATACAACAAAACAGCAACAGTATTATCATTTGATGATGAATACACGGAACCATCAACAGCACTAAGTGCAAATCTATGGGCCCATGCCAATGGCACAGTGGTATGTACAACCACTGGCAGTTACACTCTTAAATACAACACAACACAATTCGTATAACGCATGTTCAATTTACCTGCCGAGGGTCGTCTGAGATCCTGGCGTGATTTTCGATTTTCCTTAAACTCTCTCCCACTAGACACAGCTCTTCAGCAGACTGCTGATTTATGGGCCCGTGCTCCTTTTGTTCCTTACTATTTGGATCCAGATGATCATACCAATTGGCCTGATCCTTGGACATTGATCACGGAAAATTACTATTGCGACATTGCAAAATGTTTGGGTATCGTGTATACTGTGTCATTAACTACGCATAGAAACGAACTCGAAATAGAATACCGACAGTATATGCACCCAGAAACACACCATGTTTATAATTTAGCTTGGTTTGCTCAGGGGAAATATATTGTTAATTTGATTGACAATGAGATTGTAAATAAAGAACAAATCGATAAAAAGTTAGAGTTGAGTAAGTTGTTGACAGCGGAAGAATTAAAATTAGAACATTTATTATAAGAGGTATCAATGAGTCAAATACAAGTAGTAAAACGAGACGGACGCAAGGAGCCGCTAAATCTAGAAAAATTACACAAAGTAGTTTTTTGGGCAACAGAAGGAATTACAGGAGTTAGTGCAAGTCAAGTTGAACTCAACAGCCATGTACAGTTTTATAATGGTATCAAAAGCACAGATATTCAAGAAACACTGATCAAAAGTGCTGCAGACTTGATCAGTGAAGACGGTCCAAACTATCAGTATGTGGCAGGACGTTTGCTCACATATCACATACACAAATTGGTCTACGGTGAATTTAATCCGTGGCCCTTGCTGAAACTGGTCAAACGCAATGTGGACATTGGTTACTATACCAAAGAGCTACTGGAAAACTACACAGAGGAAGATTTTGCTCTATTGGATTCATACATCAAACATGAACGTGATGAAACATTTACCTATGTTGCCATGGAACAATGGCGTGGTAAATATCTTGTACAGAACCGTGTGACAGGTGACATCTATGAAACTCCACAAACAGCCTACATGTTGATAGCTGCAGTGTTGTTTATGGCATATCCCCGAGAAACACGTATGCAATGGATAAAGGACTACTATGATGCAATTTCTACTTTTGATATCTCCTTGCCTACTCCTATTATGGCTGGTCTACGAACACCGCAAAAACAATTCAGCAGTTGTGTTCTTATTGAGTCTGGTGACAGTTTGGACAGTATCAATGCTACTTCTAGTTCCATTGTCAAATATGTGAGTCAAAAGGCTGGAATTGGTCTTGGCGTTGGTAGCATACGTGCCCTTGGTAGTCCCATACGCAATGGCGATGCATATCACACAGGTGTAACGCCTTTCTTAAAATTGTTCCAAGCTGCCACACGCAGTTGTAGTCAAGGTGGTGTACGTAACGGAGCTGCCACTGCCTACTATCCCATTTGGCATCTTGAAATTGAAGACATGTTGGTGTTAAAGAACAACAAGGGCACAGAGGACAATAGAGTACGCCAAATGGATTATGGTGTTCAATTCAACAAATTAATGTACGAAAGACTTATTCAAGGTGCCAATATCACCCTGTTTAGCCCCCACGACTTGCCGGAAATGTATGAAGCTTTCTTTAATGACCAAGAGTTGTTTAAAGAATTATATGAACGTGCAGAACGCAACACCAAACTTCGCAAGAAAACTATTAGTGCAGGAGAGTTGTTTGGCAAGTTCATGCAAGAGCGTAAAGACACTGGTCGTATCTATTTGATGAATGTGGATCATGCCAACACGCACAGCCCATTCAAGGAAAAGATTGCTCCCATCAAAATGAGCAACCTGTGTACAGAAATTGACCTACCCACTGTGCCATTACGCTCACTGGATGACCCCGATGGCCGTATTGCTTTGTGTACACTGAGTGCCCAGAACTGGGGCAATGTTCGATCGCCACATGACTTTGAACGCATTTGTCGACTGAGTGTGCGTGGACTTGATGCTCTATTGAGTTATCAAAACTACCCAGTTCGAGCTGCAGAAAATGCTACAAAAGAATATCGTCCATTGGGAAATGGTATTATTAATTTTGCCTACTTTTTAGCCAAGCACGATGTCAGCTACAGCGATCCTGCCGCATTGGCTCTAGTAGATGAATATGCAGAAGCATGGAGTTACTATTTGATCAAGGCAAGTGCAGATCTTGCCAAAGAACAAGGTGCGTGTACAGCATGGCAAAATTTAAAGTACGCCGATGGTCTACTGCCAATTGACACACGTAAAAAAGAAGTTGATGAATTAGTACCACATCAAGAGCGTATGCCATGGAGAAGTCTGCGTGAACAGATCTTGACCTACGGTATTCGTAATGCCACCCTGATGGCTTTGATGCCGGCAGAAACATCAGCACAGATCAGCAATGCCACCAATGGCATTGAACCACCACGTAGTTATGTAAGTATCAAACAAAGCAAACATGGCGTATTAAAACAGGTTGTACCTGAGTATCGTAAGTTAAAGAACAAATACGAATTGTTATGGGATCAGAAGTCACCAGAAGG